TACATATAAATTTTGATTGGTTAATGTTGTTCCGCCATTACCACCATACATTTCCAGTTTGTTATTTTTAACGTCAATAATAAATCCAGATTTACCAGGCACATAATTATCTGATCTGATTGACTCTGAAAGAACCATTTCACGAATAGAAGCCTTATCTAAAAACGCCTCTTTGATAAAGAACTGCCCGTTTTTGGCATACATGAATAATTCCATCTTGCCATTTACAGGGTTATACCAAGCAAAGTTATTCGCGTTATAGCCAATGAAACTTTCAAGCTTGCCGTTCTTAACCTGAGCACTAATTACTTGCCCTGCTGCATTGTATTTCACGTTGTTATGAACAATCGTAATGTTGATGGAATGGGTAACTACACCGTCACCGGTTTGACTAAATTCAGCCTGCATTTTTTGGTTAATCATTCCCTGCTGTTTGCCGAATTGCGCTTGTACCTGCTCTTCGGATTTAGCCATGGCTTTATTCGTTTCAGATATCGCCTCTTTATTCGTTAAAACATCAGCACGAATACGGCCGACTTCTTTATCTGTATTGCCTAACTTCTGGTTGGTATCATCAATGCGTCTATTTGTTGCATCATTGGTTGTTTTTAACTCTGTGCGGATCTCCGTAGTTGTTTGGCCGAACGCCTTGTTTAACTCGGTTATTGATGTTTGAGTCTCTTTAATAGCAGACTTGTTTTCACCAACAGCAGAATAAATTTCTTTGATTTCCTGCGCCCAGGCTTCATTATCAGAAACTCGGAGTTGTTGTAGTTGAGTAATACCGGCCTGCGCATTAGCAGAACGTTGCAATACATCCGTAGAGAGCGAGTAAGTGGCGTTTGTCAGTACCGCAATAGACTCGGTGTTCCATTTCAGTTCTTCGCTGAGTTGTTTGAAAGCCTCCGTTTCTCTAACCGTGTTATCTAAATCATCAAAAATATCTGTGGGTAGCGAAACTGGAACACCAGAAGCTTCTACGAAAACAGATTTACCGTAGCTATTGATTGTTCTGATATAGAAATAATACGTGTGGCCAGCTTTTAAATTCTCTTGCGTCCAGAAATTCCCTTGACCAACTTTGTTTGTTTTGGTGATCACCTCATTTTCAGAAAGATTAGCGAGTTTCTTTTCACTAAACCAAAACTCAAAGGTATAACCAAATACAGCACTATCGCCCTGCCTTGGTGATGCTGTTAAACTGAACATACCCGGTGTTATTTCAACACCAATCGGTGCAGGCGGTCCCTGAATAGCAAAATCACTAATAGCAGGCGCAGACATGGCGCCGGCCACATTAATTGCTCTCACCTCAACACGATAAGTGCCTCGAGTTAAACCATTAATATCAACACGCTCACCCGGTACCTGAATAGACTGTATAACCTTTCCATTCTGGAGAATATTAACCGTGTTATAGCGAATATCCGATGCCACGTTCTGCCATGAAATATACCCCTGAACAATATCCGTAACAGAGAGGGGAGCAAAGGCCAGATTAATTGGTGCGGGTACACCACCAGTGGGTAATTTAGTGAATGGGGGCCTAACAAAAGGTTTACTGGCTAAGTCTTCATAGATATAAGGACCATCTTCTTCGAGAGTAATCTCTACCCCCTCTGATGGGTGAAATTTCCAATCAGCAATACGAAATTCTAAATCACTGATCCCTAATGAAGGTAACTCGAGCTTGATAACATCACCAGGGCGATACGCATAGCCATCTAAATTCATGCGTAATTGAATACGACGACCGGCACGTTTTTTACGTAAATAAAGATTGGCTAGTCGATTGGCTTGGTATGGACTGGTTACAAAACGGTAGTCCATATTTTCTTTAATTTCTAAGCCGTCTTCTTCTATCCACTCCTCAATAACTACGGGTTCAAAATCAGTTTTGTTATATTGTTGCTCTGCATCAACGAAAGTACCGTAAATCGCATTAGTCGCATCACGCAAAGAAAGTTCCGGTGTCACCGTTACCGTATCGATAATTTGTGACTCATCAATTGTGAGTAATGCAGGCCCATTATAAACCTGCATCAAAATACCGTGCTTACCTGCAATATAGGTCGGTTCGCCGGCAATGCATTTATGCATCATCTCTAATACAGAAGCGGGACTCTCTTCAAGTTCATAGGCACCATTTAATGTATATCGAGGCTCACTTTTTCCATCAGGCGTTTGTACGGTTTCATCACAAATATCTGCTGCGACTTTAAATGCATTCCAATCAATATCAGAGTCCGGAACCCCCAAATAGTGACGGTAATAATCTAATATGACCAAAGCACCATTATTTGACCACGCTGTTTTTTCGGTACGGGGATCATAAATTTCTTTTCCCCATAGTTCACTTTTAACATTAGGCACACCATAAGGGAACTTTTCTTGATCAAAGCGTAATGTTAAGCGTAACCATGCAAGCCCTCGACCAATCATATCCTCTTTCCATGAAGGGGCATGTTTTAATAGGTATGGATCCGCCTCAGTTCTACCGTTATGAAATTCGTATTGTGCGTTGTCGCCTAAATCTTCAATTTTGTCATCATTGAAATAAATTTGACCTAATTTATGAATGGGATGAGAGGCTATGGCTAACGCCATGTAGAGTTCTTCATTTTCGTCTTGTTCGCCCTCTTCCTCTTCAGCAAAGAAAAGCAAACCTGACATCATTGTTTTACCTACAACGACCGTTTCTGGTGCTGATGCTGAACGCAACATCTGTTTACGTTCGGACTGATCCCGATAGCCTGAGCCGGGCACCTTATCTTTAAAGATAAACGCACTTGCAGCTTGAACAGCAATGCCAGCAACAATTAATGCAGTCCCCAAACCACCCGTAGCAATAACACCTGCTATCATTAAGCCCGCGGAGACAACGCTTGTGACAGTCTTACCCATTTATTGTACTCTCCATGCTTTTTTTGGTTTATTGCTCACCGCACGAACGCCATCTGTTGAGACAGCCCATAATTTACCCGCCCATAACACCCCTAACGTTTCCCCTTCGTCACCCTCGAACATCACAATGTCACCACGACCAGCTTCATTTGTTGGAATTTCATCAAAAAAACGGCTCACGGCTCCGTCCAATGTTCCAAACTCTTTTTGTAACACTCTGAATGCGCCAGTTTTTGTTTTATAACGCCCACGAATACGTTCGCAGGGATCGAAATTACAAACGGCTATGACACAGTCAGAAGCAAACAAACAACAATCATGTTCACCCCATACGAAAGGGCGATTAATGGCATTTTTCAAAGTTTCAGGTAGGCGAGTAGTCCATTGAGGGTGTCTCATGATTTTCTCCAGACAATAAAAAACCCGCCGAAGCGGGTCATAGATAACATTCTGTGTTTATCTCATTCAAAATTTAATGATTTCTGTAGATAGGATTGTGTTTTTTCATCATAGGTAACGACTGTTAAGTATGGTTTTCTTATCATGCCGCCAAACCCATTTTTTGCATCAACATACGATTTTATTTGAAATGAGCATTGACCTGCTGGATAAATTTCAACTTCAGTATAGTGCGGGAACTTTGCCGAAGATGGCGATTTTAAGGTATTCCTAACCATATTTGTTGATGCTAAATAAGCACGCTCTTCACTATTGCAATAATCTATTTCTTTTTTCTTGTCACCAGAAATAAAAGTTAAAAACAAATAGAATAATGGCGCTGCTATTAAGATGAAAATAAAAGTATATAAAAAACTATTGGAGCTATTAGAAGGCTCATTATTTTCAATATAAAGCTTACCACCATCAATAAGAAATTTTTCTAAGCTTTTATTTTTTATAAAATAAATAACCTTATCATCATCACCAAGACGAATAATTGCTAAGTTATTCTTCGTCATAGAAAGGAGTATCGAACTGGCTTTATTTGTATCAATATCGAATGATAGTGCCAATTCTTCTGGTGTTATTTTTTCTATATTAAGTAAAAAATAAAGTATATTGCTTTCACACTCCAACATATATCCACCGACTAAATATGTATATGTTTATTTATAAATAAACGCAGGTGCATTTTTCTTGCTACCCCAATAAATGGCCCGATCAGCCATCTGCGCCACATAGCGAAATATCCTATCTCCTTTTTTGCGTTTAGACCATGATTCGTCAGTAAATCTGTCGGGTAGCCCATAAGACCAGCGTTCAAATCGATTAGAAACGGTGACAGCTATTTCATTTTCTTCACCTGTTGTCACACCAATGGTTGATATTTGGCCTGCAAATAAAACCTCAGCAAGTGCAGGTTTTGCCTCCTCGTTTAATGCAACTAACATCAACTGTGCATTTCGACCTCGAACCCGTTCATTCATCACCTCTCCAATTAATGAAGAATCAAAACCTGAGAGTTTCATAATAAGCTGTTGTGGGCTTGTGGTCATATTTTCCCCCACAGACTCAATGGCACCAAACTGACCAACACCTTGGTAAATTTCACCTGCAATAATGATATTACCCACACCGGTATGTGCGCGCACCACGCCTGATTTAAGATCTAAACGAGAGGCAACAACCAAATAATATCCTTCATTAATTGCCTTAACCATGTCATTACTAAAGGGATGATATTTCATGTTAATGCCTCCTCGAATGATAGAGAAGTGCTGGTCAGTATGCCTGGTTTACGTTGGAAATTTCCCTGATCATTACTGGTTAATTTAAAAATACCGTAGGGTACTTCATTTTCTATCAAATCATTTACTGCAGGTGCGTAACGCAATATGGGGGCAATAGGAATTGTTGCATTTCCTTGTGCATCACTGATCACATTCGCTGTCACACGCTTCAGTTCATCATTTACAGTGATATAATCACCAATGCGTAAAACAATGCTATTGGGTAACCAGTCTTTACTCTCTAATAGTTTTCCAGATTGGTTAGGTTGGCTAACTTTAGGTTTACCGCGTTGAGTTAAACCAGAACGCGCCCAATCACTAATTTTCACTCGACCACTCTCACCATCTAACTCAGCAACAAATGCCTCTAAAACCCTTGCTTGCTCATCAGTCAAATTATTAAATGACATACTGCATCGCCAACGCGAACCAGGGAAGCGCACGGTCTGCACACTTCCTGTAAAGGTTGATGTAAAGGTTTTGCTGTTACTCACGAGTTGCCAACTCAGCGTGGTTGGCACGATGGAGCGTGGCCACGATAATATCGTTGCCATTTATCGTAGATTCCTTCTTAACGTTCCATTGGTTTGAAAGTCTCGCATAATGTCAGATTTAGCTTTTGAAGCGCCTTGCTCAGCTCCTATTCTTGCTGCTTCCTGCATAGCTTGATAAAGCGCTTCATCGCCATTACCTGTTACATGAAATGTTTGATGAATAATGGTATCACCTGAAGCGGTAGAGTTACTTCCGGTTGCTCTAACGCCTAAAGAGCCATCAGGTCCACGTTTTAAAGGCATGATCGCCTCGCTTCCAGCTTCCCCCATCAGACCAAGATTAGGCGTACCACCTTTTGCAAAGGCAAATAACGTTGGAGAGCTCACAACTTGATTACTATATTGGCTGAGGCTTGGCGAGCTGTAAACATCCCCTTTGGCGTTCGCTTTTACACCCACCTTACCCGCTTTAGCACTACTTGTTGCACCACCACTCCCCGCAAAACCCCCCATCAATCCGGTCAATGCGTTGGTAATTTGAGCTTGAATAGCGATACGAATAAGATCAGAAATGATTGAACTGGCTAATGAGGAAGAAAATTCTTTAATGTCTTCTGAAAAAGATTTTGTTCCCATTAGCATACCAGTCATTGCATTGGCGGTTCGTTGTTCAACTGCATCAACTAAATTCATCTGCATGCGTTGCCACATGCCTTGAGATGCGTAAAACTCTTTACTTGATTGATACTGTGCTTCTTTTGACTTATTTGTAGCGGCAATAATCAATTGCTCATAGCGCTCTTTGCTCACTAACCCATCTTCATAATAAGCCTGATAAAGCGCTTTTTGTTCTTCTAGTTGGTTTCTGAGTTGAATAACGGGATCTATTTCACCAAGGATGCTGATATTCGGGAGAGAAATACCTTTTGCTTGCTCTGACAGGCGGTACTTAGACATATCTTTGTCCATCTGCATCCGCGCGTATTGGTATTCTTTTTCTGTTAACAATCTCTGTTCAAACAGAGACTTCAACTCTTTTGTCATTTCTTGTTCATTACGCAACGAGGTACGCATCGGTGAATATTTTTCTGCTAACTCTGCACGCTGTTTCATGTGGTTTTCAGCATTGAGTGTTTTTAATCGCTCATATTCAGCTTGCTTCATACCACCAGCTTTTAAGCTTTCCTGAAGCTTGCGCATCGTCTCAGACTCACTTAATGATATGCGCTCTAAGCTGGTTGCGTGCTCTTGCTCTATTTGCATACGTAATTGATGGTATTGACTAACTTTTTGTTTAGAGCCTGAAACTAGAGCATTCCCCCCATCATTTCCACCACCTCCGCTGTCACCTGCTGGTTTGTCCTCTTTCAATTCAGGAGGCTTTTCTCCATTAAGTAATCTTTTTTGAGCTTCTATTGCAGCTTCAAGTGTTTGTGATTCAATTTCCTTATTTTTTATAATATCTTCTAGTTCACTTTTTAATTTATTTTGTGTAGCTTTTGCTTCATCAGCCGATTCATACCATGTATGAGCCCACCCCAAAAAACCTTTCCCCCTTTTTTCCAATAGTTGTATTTTGGTATCGCTATAACTCTCCAATTGATTTTTAACTATTTTTTCTTGCTCTTCTATATTCTTTAGGCTATCCCTCACATCATCTATCTTTACGGCCAGTTTGGCTTGAGATAGCCTCATTAACTCATCTGTTGTTTCGGCGACAGCTCTTTTTAAATTAAGAGCGCTATCTCTGGCCTCTAAAGCCTTATTGTGAAAATAATAGATTGCAGAACCAGCAAGCATAGCTGCACCCACTGGCCCCCCTAAAGCAGAATAAACGCCCTTCAATGCCATGCTCGATGCTCGCAACGCCCTTTGGCTATATGAAAGCTGGTTATTTGCTGCGATAAGTCTCTGTTTTCCTATTGCTTCTTGGCGATCCGCTTCTTTTATTTGTCGGCTTAATGTTAAATATCTGCTCTGGTAATCTGCATTAACGCCACGCTGTCTCATCAATACAGATTGAGTTGCTAGTTGTCTTGACTCTTGTTGAGCTTGTTCTCTTGATGCTTTTGCTGAATCGATGGTTGCTTGAGCCGTTTCCCTCATTTGTTTCGCATTATTTCTCACTGCAGCTTCGTTTTTCACCCATTCTTTGGTTTGCTCTTGAAGCCCTCGGGTCATTCTGGCACCAATAACAGGTAAAACTGCATATGTGCCTACGTTAACCAATGTGGATAAATTATTTGATAACGTATTTATGGCATCTGATGCGGATTGAATGCCTGTTCTTAACGGACCATTTGCCGATTGACCCGCTTTAATGGCGAGCCCTTCAAACGCACTCGCTAAATTTTGTAAATCACCATTAAGATTATTGGTACGCTCTTTGGCTTGCTCATAGGCAGTTTCGGTACCCGTAAGTGCCTTAGTAAGCTCTCGAACCTTATCGGTATTTTTACTCAGTATCATGGCAGCATTAACATTTTCTCGACCGAATATTTTTGTTAACGCAGTTGTGCTGTAGTTTTTTTGTGCTAAGTTTTCCAATGCAGTTGTCATTCCAACCACTGATGGTTTGAGCTTTTTGTCAGTACTTGATTCTAAAATTAAAATCATGTTGCGCAATGCCGTTCCTGCATCAGCGCCCTTAACTTCACGCTCCGCCAACGTTTGGATAACTGCGTTCATTTCTTCAAAAGGGACTTTAGCTTGAGCGGCCGCAACACCTCCTTTTTTAATCGCCTCTGCAGTCTCATTAACTTCTGAAGCGCCATATCGAGAGCCTGCTGCAAGCACATTAATATAACGATCCGCATCCGATACTGATGCACCGAACTGATTAAGCGATAAGGCAAGTGTTCTAGTTGCGTCTGGGAGGGTAGTACCTGAAGCTTGAGCAAGAATTAAGGAGCTTTTTGTTACATTAATCAGTCCTTCACTTGTTTTCATCAGCTCAGGCTTGGACGCTGCCATTAATTTAATAGCTTCTGCCGCCTGCATAGCACTGTATTGTGTTGTTCGCCCCATCTCTTGAGCCGCTTCATCAAATACTTTTAGCTGATCACCCGCAGCACCGGTAATTGCCGCTAAATCAGAAAGCGCTTGTCCATATTGACGAGAAATACCTAAAATACTCCCGATAGAAAGACTCACCCCGCCTACCATCGCTAATGATCCCGCAACCTGCTTAACTGATGTACCAATAGAATGAAAGCTATCTGAAACATCTTTAGCATTTTGTTTTGCTTTTCTTGAGAAGCGCTCTGTTTCACGTCCTGCGTGATTCATCGCATCAGTGATATTACTGCGGAAACTAGCGTCATTCAGCAATAATCCAACACGTAAATCGGCTAAATTGGTGGCCATAGTTATCTTCCTATCATTTTCATTACGTCAGCACATTGCTGCTCAACTGATTTAGTGGTGCTTACGATTTTGGGGGAGTTTTCCGAAGCGGGGGTGCTCTCTGATGGCAGTATCACACTTGATTTTTCATGTTTGAGTGTGAAGTAAGCCTGCCAGCCCAATAAGGTATTGGCAGGCAAGTTAAGAACACGAAAGGGATCGATTTCCCCTAACTCTTCACAAAGCTGATAAGCAAAATAGAGTAGAGGACTATCGGTTAGTTTTTTTTTGCCTCCTCTAGAGTGCCAATAGAGTGTTTTTTCACAATATCAATTGCTTCTATCAATATTGCGTTATCATGAACGTTAACCAGTTCTTCTGGTTTAGGTAATAATGATTTGTTTATCGGCTTGCCGTCATCATCAACGAGGCAATTGAGCAACATACTGACATTTTTTAGTGACGATTCGCGAAATTTCCCCTGACGATTTAAATCAGAGACATCCGTTTCAAGTTGCATCAGTTCATTGGCTGTCATACGACGAATATTCACTTTCACACCGCATAAGATTTCCACTTCAATAATCTGCGGCTTAGCGGTGAGTAAAGAGGCTTTTAATCCTTTCATTAATCATTTCCTTCTGTCGGTGGTGTCACTGTAGAGGTTCCCCAAACTAGGTTATTTTGTTTACCTTTTACGGTGATTTGAATAGCCTCGTTAGCAGGAGCTGAGACGTCATTTAATTCCCAGCCTGACAATGAAAGGATCATGGTTGCCGTACGTTTATTAGGAAGCTCACAATAGAACTGTACCGTTTCACGCTTTTCTGCTGCATTCAGGAATGCAGCAAAATTTTCATTTTCTGGATCATCAATAAAGCCTAACGACTTTTCAGGCCCTTCTGGTAAGTCAGAAATAAATTGCTTGTTTTTATCAATTAAAACGGTGACATCAACAAAGCTACCTGATTGACCGGTGGCACCTAGTGACTTACAGTTAATGAGTGGCTTCATTTGCTCGGCGGTGTCACCCACTTTACCAAATTTAACAATAGTGCCTGCCGGTAGCATGGCGTATTCTGGCGATGTTTTTTGAACTGCCATAATTTAAGCTCCTAGAATAGGTTTATTTAAATTGTCTGAGTGCGTCTCTGATTTCAGAAACGAGAATTTTGAGTACCGCTTGTTTGTTGTAATCCAAAGCTGGGCGAATAAATGGATGGGCGATTTGCTTAATGGTGCCAAATTCCTGCGCTCTCGCTTTCATATAGTGTTTTTTGGTGGGTCCTACGGTAATTAAAACCGCTCCTTTTGTTTTTTTACTGCGTGAAGAGCGTATTTTTATGCTGTCACGCATATGTTCGCTTGCTACTGTTTCATCAAACCCTGCATGTGTTTTCATATCCTCTAAAACAGGCACCATAGCTGATTTTCCTGATTGACGGAGGATCTTAATTTGGACATCTTTCTCTAATCGCTGTAATACCTCTCCTAATTCCCGTAATCCCTCAACTTTCATGGTGATGTTCATGATGCGTCCTCGGGATAGGTGATAATGAAATCACGATAAATACGATAAATTTTGCGATTTTCCGTTTGTTCGATCATGTCCTGCTGAAAGTTACCTCGCTGAACGGTTTGTATGGGATAATTTCCAATATAACCATGCACAACAGACTCCCATTCGCGACAAAGTTTAGATTCAAGCATCAGCGCTTTGGGATAATCATCAGGTATTTGAATAACGATTTGAAAACGGGCTTGAACAAGTGAGGTGTGGGCTAATCCAGCGTCTATCTTGGGGTCGCTAATTCGTTGATAGATAACCCCCTCTAATTTATCGGATGGGAGTTTTAACGGATAAGCTAACAACCCCGTAATACGTTCCAGATCAGCTTTAATATCAACTTCTATCATGTTGTATATTCGCCTCCGTGGTAATAATGGTTCTATCAGCCTGATTTCGGTCAACAGCCCGAACAGTAAATAGTCGCCCCTGATAGCCCACCAGCCATCCCATATCAACATCAGAACGAGGGCGAATAGTGAAATGATAGGTTTCAATTACCTGATCTTGGTCTGCGGTACGGATCTTACGGTTCGACATCGATTCGGCTTTGGCCCATACCTCAGCCACTTTCTTTGAAACGACTTTTTCACTCCCTAAATCATCACGTTCTGTAACATAGTGAGAAAGGGAAATGCGTTTATTGAGTTCACCGGCCCCAAGAGGATTCATATGCCGTACCTTACATAAGGTTGCAATAGTGCTTCAAAAGCTTGAGGTAATGCGTTAACAGCATTACCAATAACTACCGACTCACGATTTGCATACCAACTGCCAATAAGTAATAACATAGACATTTCCACATCTCCCCCATACTGTAGCGTAGTATCCTTATTCTCGACGCTTTCATCTGATGTTATTAATGTTCTGCGAGTGTATGTTTCTACGCGCCGTTTTGCTGCTTTTATATAGCTGAGCAATAACGCATCTTCGTCACAATAATCTATGTCTAATCTGAGATGTTCTTTTACTAATTCTAGAGAAAGCATTATTTCTCCTTTTTAGCCTTGGTGTTTTTTTTAGGCTCAGGCTCAGGCTCAGGCTCAGGCTC